TCATCGCTGTAGCGACCGCATCAAGTTCTGCGGCCGTTAAAACTTGCCCTGCGGTGAAATCTTGTCTAGTTGCCATAATGCCTCACTTTATCCTAAAACGTTGTTGCTATCTATGATGCCGTATGTTGCGTCGTCCAATATTAATTCGTAGACAATGGTTGTTGGTGCGGTGAACAGCATTATTGAGTGACCGTTGCTGACCGTGATGGTGTGTTCTATGCCTTCAACGCTTAGTTCCTGCGCTAATTGTGTTGTGCCTGCACCGCTCGCAAACGATTTTTCAATGCTGATCGTGTCACCAATGTCAATGATCGCTACCGTGTCGCGTTGCGCGGTAGTCAGTTTGTTTAGGTTTGTGCCTAGCGACGTGTAACGCGCCTCGGGCTCAGGTTCAAGCAAATAGTTAGCCAACGCCAACGCCGCCGTATCGTTGTGCAATAACGAGTCTGTGATGCTTGTTGTTTGTATGAAATATTTTGCTTGGCTCGCCAAGTCCTCTGCGACCTCTTGTGTGCCGCCTCGAATGGCGACCGCTGCACGGTTAACAACTTGGTCAGCCTCAAACGTAATGCCTACCGAGTCGTAAGGTATGTTTGTGTTGTCGTCGTGAAAATCTGCAACTGACGCGCTTAACGTGTTGCCTATGCGTGGTTGAAATGTTAGGTCGCCGTCACGCGCCATAAACAACCTGCCCTGCTCGGCAAGATTTATTTGGTTGCAATAGTCAAGCGTGTTAGTGCCTTCGGCAACGGTAAATGCTGATGCGCCGCCAAGCGTTTGTGTGCCTGTAGAAATGTTGCGTTGACCGATAGGAAAATCAACTTCAGGCAAATCAAGTACGGCTGTTAGTCGAGCGCTAGACAACTGTTCTGACACGTTAAATTCTGCAAGAAATGTTTGTGCCAACAAATAGAAATCGTCTGCACAATAAACCGTGACCGTGTCTAAACCGCCTAGCGCAAAGTTGTAGTCGTAGTTAACGACAAAACCGTTAAACAAATACTCTTTAACGTTTGTGCTTGAGTAGCGTGCTAAGCGCACTCGACGCATTGGCGCTAAACCCGGTTGCGCTGTCGCTGGGTCAAAATACGGGCTGAGCGTGTCAAACGGGTTAAAAATGCCTGTTGTGTCAAGCATGTTAAACGTCATTGTGCCGGCACTAAATTGATCGCCTACGTCGCGCCTACCGCGTTTAACGTTGACGCTGTTAATGCCTGTCGTTACGTCAGCAAAATTGGTTGTGCCGTCAAGTACATATTGCGTATTTCCAATTACGCCTGCAACTGCGTCGTCAAGAATAAATGCGTCTTGTATAAACCCTGTGTCAATCTCGAGCGTGTAGTTGCCTGCACCGACAACGGCTGTGCCTGCCATTACGCGACCTGTATCTGTGCTGGCCCTGCCGACCTGTTATAGGCACGAATAGCGTTAACGACCGCCTGCCCGATCTCGGCGCTGGTTGATAGGCCGCCTGTCACGTTTACGGTTACACCGCCAACGCCACCACCTCGACCCAATGGCACGATTGCTTCCGGGCCTTTTTCGCCAACCATCGCCAACGTTGGTCGAGTGACAATGCCGCCGTCAGCGAAACCCGGAATATTGATGCCACCTAAAAAATTGCCGATAGAACCGACGCCCGGTATTTTTTTTAGCGCGCCTAACAGATCGCCTATAAATCGAATTGCTGTTTTTATCGGGTTGATGATGTATGTGTAAAACCCTTCGCTAAATAATTCAAAACCTTTACTGATAATACCAAACCGTTTTTCTAGAACGATCAGCGCTGCAACAAACGCCGCTACCGCAATAATTACTAATGCAATCGGGTTTGCCGACATAATAAAATTAAATACGGCTTGTGCGGCGGCTGCCGCTTTTGTTGTCGCTGTCCAAATTTTCATCGCAACGTTGGCGGCAATAATTGCTGTAGCGAACGCTGCGACTACGCCGATGACTACGACCATGACTGTTTGATTGCCTGCCAGCACGCCCGTAAAATTGCTAAAAAATGACACGGCCGCTTCGACTACTGGCAACAAGATTTGCCCCATGTTGGTTTGTAGGTCTTTCATTTGTGCGGTCAAAACGCGCTGGCTGTTTGCTAACCCGTCGCTAGTTCTAGCAAAGTCGCCTTGCGCGTCTTTTGTTGCGTTCATAATTAGCGATTGGGTTGCAAGCGTTTTTTGTTGCGCGGTCAATTTGTCGTTTGTGCCTTCGACTTCTGAATTAAGTCGCGCTTCTGCCTGCGACAACGCCAACGCCGATTTTTGTGCTTCAAGCGAGCCTTCACCATATTTAGCAATTGTCTGATTGTGTTTTTCAAACGCGATATCTACTTTGGCTGTGGCTACCGCTAAATCTTGTTGATTAACAGTTGTGGTAACTAAACCCATGCGTAGCGCTTCGGCTGCAATTGCGTCTGCCGACAACAAAACACCAAAACGTCGCAACGGTTCGGCTTCGCCACGCAACGCCGCACCTAGCGCGTCGATCGCTTCTTGTGGCGTGCTGTTATTAAACGAGGATAAGTCTGATGCGAGTTTTGTAAAATCGGTGCTAAACCCTGCCAAATCTTGACCGCTTAACCCGGCCGCTTTACCGAACGTGCCAAATGTGGCGGCTGCGTCTAATGCTTGTTGTTTGGTTTGACCTAATGACGTTGCGGCTGTTTCAGCAAACGAAAACAAGGCTTCGTCGGCGTCGCCAAAAATAACGCTTGTTTTGCTCATCGTTTCGTTCAGGTCGCTGGCTGCACTTACGGCTGGCCCTGCCGCCGCCGCTAAACCGCCCAACACGGCTGCTGCCGGTACGAACGCTTTTTTTAATGCAAACGCGGTTTTGGCTGACGCGCCCTCTAATGACTTAAATTCTGCTATTGCTTTGTCAAACCCTTTAGAGTCAAGCGACGAAATAATCGGGATATTAATTGCCATGTTTGACCTGCATGTTTCGATTTAGTTTGTCCATAACTTTTTCGACAATCATCAATACTTCGTGTTCTACTTCGGCGCGGTTGCGTTCTACCGCTATGTCGAGTGCGCGTGGCGCTCGGCCTTCTTCAACGTTTAGGTTGGCGACAAATGTTGTGTCGCTCGACCGGATACCTGCATGGTCGTAGATAGCGCCTGCCGCGTCTTTTTGTTGAATGACCATAAGTTGATAAGGCGTGCCCTTAAAAAATACTTTGTCTTTGCCAGCAAATTGCACGACCCGATCTTTGCGTGCCGCCTGCCCAACTTTGATTTTGAAACCGCCGCGCACTTTTTCGTTTGACCATCGCACCTCGCGACCTTTGATCATCGAGCCGCGTACCATGCCCGATAGCGGCGCGCCGTTGCCTTTGCTGTTGCTAAACGACGGTATTAGTTCGCGTGCGGCCGCAATGATTTTCACGCCGGCGCGTTGAATGTCTTTGGTTACTTGCTTGCGGTAAACCTTGTCAAACGAGTTAAGTTCGGCCAGCGCTTCTTTGATGCCGTGTATTTCAGGTATGACGTATTCAGTAACCATTAAAGTGCCTTGCGTTCTTTGTTGATTAATTCGATGACGGTGTTCATGTCGTCTAACTCAAACGTTATTTCTGACGGCCAAAACCCGGTTGCCACGAGTATCTGCGCTAATCCATAGCGGTATGAACCGCGTCGGCTTTTGGGTCGTTTGAATCGACCACCTCTAAATTTTTGATTTGCTTGATGTAATCATCGAGCAACGCTGGCACGACAATGCCTTGTGATCGTGACGCTTCGTACGCCATGTACGACAAGTCCTCGACGCCTATGCCGTCTGATATTTGTGATGCTTTGCGTTTGTATTTTCTCTCCCACATAACAATCGTCATCATGTTGGTGGTGACTGTTTCTACGCGGTCGTCAAACGTTACTTTTAGTGTTAATTGCATTGGTTGCCTTTCTCGGTGCAGCCTTTGTAAGGCTGGCTTGTTTTGTTAATTTTCAGCGGCCAATGCCGCGCGATCATGCGACCGCTTTAGTAAGTACGCCGCCTGTGAACGTCAGCGTGATAGTTGACAGTTCGCCAAGTGATGCGTTGATTGGCGTGTGCGACTCGAGATAGCAACCCGTCAGCGTGTAGATCGGGTTTGTTGCTGATGCGACGCCTGTTGCCGGTGCAATTACGACGTTTGTTGTAATGCCAACCAAACCGTAGATCGTGGCTTCTGTTTCTGACCCTGCATACGATTGGTACAGTTCAATTTCAATGCTGTTGTTTTGCAATGACGTGACGGTTGAGCCACCAAATTTTCGTGCGGTGTCACCAAACGCCGTAGTTTCCAGTTGCTCGTAAACGTAGTTGACTGTTGCGCTTGTGCATTGGTCGCGCAAATCAACGCTATTGATGGTTACATTCGGGTTGCTGAGATAAACACTTGTCGCCATGATTTATTCCTTTTCGTCTGTGTCTTTAGTTTTAGCAGATTTTTTGGCGGTCTGCGTGGATAGATGACCGCCTTCAATTAGGGCTTTAATGCTTGAGCCGTCTAGGTCGGCGTCGGTCACTATGTCGCCCGGCTTAAAACCTGCCAATCGTGTTGATGTAACTATGTAGTTTGCCATGTTGGTTTCCTATGCTGTTTGCGCTTGAACGTTTGCGGTTACTTCGTAACTTGGATATTCGACGCCACCAATGATTGTAGTGATGGGTCTGCCGTCGGTTACGGCAATGTTGGCGGCCAGCACTTTTGACATGATGTTTAGTAGTGATCGTTGGGCGTCTAGGTTGGCTGGGCCAAGCGTGATAATTTTGACTGGAAACATTAGTTTGACGATGTTGTAGTTGAACGCGTCAAATGATGGTGCGTCAATAAACACGCATGGCGGCACAAGGTTTCTAGGGTCGTTTACTACCTGTAGGCCGCTAACGGCTGTCAGCGTGGCTGTGAGATCGTCTAGCGCCTCGTTAAACAGATCGGTAAACGCGACTGGCATCAGGCGACCTGTGGTCTATCGACCCCTAACAACTGTTTGATCAATGGCGACAAACCGCTAGTCGAGCCGGTTGACATGCCGTCAAACGACGCAAAATCGGTTATTGAGCCGCGCTGACGATACAACGAGCCACCATACATAATTGTTCCTAATTTTACGTCTTGGCTTGGCACGGTCGTTAACGAATCGGCGTATCCGACTTCCTGCCTTCGACGAAAACAAAACGCGTTAGCGGCCGCTGCACAAATAGTCAAAAATGTTGTGTCGCCTGCGGTTGCTGTGCCTATGCCGATCCAATCCTCAATGTCTGTTGCCGTTATCCACGTGCAAGTCAAAGTTATTGAAATTGTGCCGGTGTAGATCGCAACAAAATCTACGTCTGCACCTGTGCAAGCAAACAATATTTGGTTTGGTATAGCAATCGTTTCGTCAAAAAACCATTCACCTGTTGTGCTGTCTGTGCCCGTGTATTTGTATTGTGGGCAAGCCAACACGGTAAAAGTGCCGTTAAACGGTGCGCCTAACGACCCGACTACTACGCTGTCGCCAACTTGTATGTCGGTTGGCTCGAGCGTAGATATGCAAGCGTAGTTATCTAGTAACTGTTTACTGGCTGTTAGATAAGTCGCCATAAGCGGTTTGTCCGCTTACGACTAGGCGACGATAATTCGTTGCACCATGTCGGCGTCAGCAATAAACGTTGCTACGTAACCGTAGTAACTGAATGTGCGACCCAACGTGCCCGGTACTTCGACTGACATGATGCCGCGTACTTGTTCGTAAAACTCGCATGCTGCGCCGCGTGCTACGACCATTGTGCCGGCTGCAAAGTTTCGGTCGGCAACCAAGTTCAAACCGAATGGGTTGAATGTGTTTGCGACGGTTACGTTTGCTGCGCCCATTGCGTTGACGCCCATCAAACCCGAAACTGCGGTGTACGGGAATACTGGTCGTTTGTCTGCGTCTAACTGGCTGCCCAACAATTCCCAAACGCCCGGTGCAACAAAAATGTGATCAGGCAAGAAGTTTGTTGCGTTCAACATTTTGAATGCAGCCTGATAAACCGCGTTAATTAACGACGATGGGTCAGTTGCGTTGTAAGTCCATGTGCCCGGGTTTGCTGCTACGCCTGCAACGATTGCGTCGGCTGCAACGTTGTCGCTGGCAAACATGTATTGACCAACTAGGTCTTGCAAAATAATTTGCATTGCACCTGGTGACGTAAAGTCAATGTCTTGCACCGACAATGTGACTTGACCTGCAAGCGTTGTTTTTGTAACAACGTTTGAAGCGATCACGGGTGTAGTTGCTGATGCACCGCTTAATTCTGATGATTGTGCTGCGACGCTTGGGTGCGTTGTCCATGTTGGTCGAATAAATGTTTTGCTGTTGCCGCCGTCTGGCATTGCTCGAGCGCCGATTGCTGCGACGACTGGTCGATTGTAGTTTAGATCAGCAAAAACAGGTGCTAAAACGGGAACGGGCAGCAAACCGGCTGTATCGCCGGTCGTGACGTCGCCTGCGGCTGCTTGCAATGCTGATTGATTTGCTTTAGCAAATTCTTGTGCGGCTGCTGCAACGTTGCGAAATGTTTCGCCACCAATGTGCATAGCGGCCATGTATTCGCCCGGTGTTGGCAAATTAAATTTACGTTTTGGTTGCGCCCACAATTTTTCGGTTGTTTCTTGTGCGGCTTCAATTACTTGTGTTTCGTTTTTGTCGGTCATGTCTGTTTCCTTTGTTGTCTCTTGATCTGATATTAACTCTACTGTTGGGTCGGTTTCGTGGATACTCTCAACGGCTGGCTCGTCGGGTGCGCTGGCCGCAACTTCGGTTATGACCGCGCCGCTAAATGCGCCTTCGCTTACTAGCGACAATTCCGACCAGTTAGCCGATTCGACAATCATGACGCCTTTGTCGTCGTAACTAAATTTTGTGGGTGTTACGCCGACCGATACTGCGTCAATTACGCCGTCATTGGCAAGCGTTAATGCTTCGTCGCCTAGTCGAGTGCTACTAATTTTGGCTGTAAACATCATGCCTTGCGGCGTGTCAACGCGCTCAACTACTTTGCCAACGATTTGGTTTGGGTCGTGTTGCATATAAAGTTTTGGGTCGCGGCCCGTGACTGGCAACGACCCTTGCAAAAACCGCACTTTTGTGCCGTCTAAAACTGTTGCTGTTTCGTCGTAGGTGACGGCTACGCCTGAGATTGAGCGCGACGGCAAGCCCTCTGCCGCCGCTGCGTCAACCGTGATCTGAGTGGGGGTCAATTTGATCATGACGGTAACTCTACTCTTTCTGTTATTTCTGTTTGTGTATCTCGATCGTCGCCCATTGAGTATTCGCCGGTTAGGTATTGCTCTACGTCAAATTCTACGTATGT